TTAAGCTGTTAATTGCATCATCCACGATTTTGTTGAGTTCATTTTTTAACGAGGACTTTTCCTCGATCAACTTTTCGGGCAAAAGCAATTTAGAGACTGGGCATTTAGCAAGTCTCATTTTACATACCTGATTCGCCGCGCAGAGAATCCCAATCCTTATGGGCTTTCTGTAGGAGACGATTAGCCCGTTGTTGATCAGGGTTTCCACCAGGCCCACACATCGGAGCTACTTGAGACGCTGCCTTAAGAGGATTTGACTTGTAGCTGCACAAGCCTACCCCTGTATTCATGCTGCCCGATTCTGAGGGCTTTCCTTTTGCCATAATTTCTCCTTATGGTATTTGTACGTTTCAATCTTATCATATACAAAATTTTACTATGGTCTATTCTTTTCTTTAGAGTGTACCAGTTTCGTGACGCACTGAAAATGGTTGTGGAAACCAATTTGTCCCCTCCGACAAAGTGGTAGAAAATTTTAATGGACTGAAGAATGAGTTTTTGGCGAAGGCGCAAGCCCGACCAAATAATTATGGAAAATGAAGAATTTCGGTTTTCCTACATCGAAGGATATTACATTTTTTACGTTGCCTTAGATACGGACTGGATTGTATGGGAGAAAAGCAAAGACCTAACTATGGGATGGGCGTATCTGCATTTATTTAGCTAAGGCAAGAATATGAAGAATATTGATGCCATTGGCTTGCCGGCTCCGGCAATGCGACAACAAATTACTTAAGGTTGCACCAATTTGTTGAAGCCAACAAAATACTCGCAAATTTCAACTTTCTTCTCCTGGGACTTGGACACGCTCATGCCTTTCCCGATGGATACTTTTTTAGCCATTATTTTTTCTTCCTGCTGCCTTTATCCATCATTTTATCGCCAGAATAGGCTTTCTTGCCCATAGATTTAGACATTCCTTTGGATTCATCTCTGCGGTCTTTCATGGATTGGGATTTTTTGCCGTTTTTAGCACCGAGGGACTCGTCCATACGCGAATTATAGCCTTGTTTCTTCATGGGGTACTCCATTTGTTGGTTTTGCGAGCTATCATAGCTCTTTATTTCAAAATGGATGAAAGAGTGAATTTATTCAAATTTTTCTTTGGTTGTTATGATAAGGATAATTATCATAACTTCTCAAGTGTGAAATTGAGATGAAGTCAGTGCATGGTATATAATAAAAGTGAGAGAAATGCAGATAGGTTTCTGATGAGAAAGCTAAGTCGCAGTTGTGAGGACGTATTCTTCACACTACCGTCCAGTAAGACTACTCAAGAGTGCGCACTCTAGGGGTTCGAGTCCTCATCTCTCACTTGTGGAAATATTTTCCCTTGAACCAATTTGTCCCCTCCGACAAAATGCTCGCAAATTTTAACAGGAGGAATTTATGCCAAGACTAGGATCATTTGAAAGCAGCAGCGACATGCGCATGGGAAGCTCGTACGAACGCTCATATTCACCGCCCAGACGCGATGACACTAGACACAGTGACGTGCTTGCTAGTCGTTTAGCAAGAGAGAGTATCAATCAAACGTCTCGACCTCGCATAGACGAAGTAGGAGAGCCTAGAAGGTTTGGTGGAAGTATTCCGACATCGGATGATCTGTTTCGACGACCGGGATTTGCTTCCGATCCTCGCCCTCAGCAACGTGCTCCTGATGTGCCAAATTATCTACGCGAGCCAGTTCATCACAGGGAAGCTGCTCCTGCTAGCCAAGGATGGGGATCTTATGTAGCGAATGTGTTTTCCCACTTTATCACGCATCCTCACGTCCATGCTGATACTCCCGGTTCGCACGAAGCTCCTCCGCGAAGCAGGCCAGAAGCTGACTACCCTCAAGTTCCAAAAAACCCAAAGCATACTTGCTGAGGAATTATGAAAAGATTGCTAAATGTAACAGAAATCTTGTGGATGCCCTTGCTGATTGCAGGGGCTGCTTTGCCTGTGGGAATAGCTATCTGCTATCTAGCTTGCTTGATAGTTGGCGGTGTAGATGCCCCACCGTTCCCTAGATCTTTTGCTTAGCTATTACTTTTTAGGCTTGCGATCAGATTTTTTCCAAACTTCGCCAGCTTTTAAACCCTTTCGCTTCGCCTCGGAAATAGCTATGGCACTAGCCTGTTTTACATTCTTGACGATAGGGCCTGTCTTAGAGCCGGAGTGGAGTTTTCCCTCTCCGAACTCTTTGTAAACCTTATCCATTTTCTTTTCAGCTTTTGCAGAGTATTTGCGTTTAGCTGCTGGTTTGTAATGAGCCATTACTTCTTTTTCCTAGAGCCTTTGTCCATGCTCATGACAGAAGAATACGATCTATTGCCCATAGCCTTCTCCATTCCTTTAGACTCGTCGCGACGATCCTTAAGAGACTGCTTTTTCTTCTTACCGTTTTTAGATCCAAGCATCTCATCCATCTTGGAATTAAATCCTTGTGACATCTTTTTCATGGCTGTATTCCTGGTTGGTTTCCCATTTGTGAAATCTGTTGTAGTAGTTGATCTTTCTCTATCTGCTCTGCTGATCCCTGAGTCTCTGAATTGATCTGATCGGATTGAGCGTGTACTCTTTCCTCTACTTCGTCCCTATCGAGAGTCTCTTGCTGATTCAGCAAATTTACAAATCCTATCACTTTTAGCAGCTGATCGGTTTTCATCGTCGCTATCTCAGTGATAGTTTTAGCACGATCCAGAGCGGCTTTTGCTCGATTCTGTTCCGCTTCGGATGATAATTCTGCTGCTCGGGCAATGTCAGTTACTACACGCGCCCTTCTTTCTTGCGTCAGCGCTACAGCTTCATCAACTTTGGCATTTTGCAATTTGATCTGCATTTGCTCCTGCTCATCCATTTTCTGCTGCTGAGCTTGCTGCTGTTGCTGTTGCTGATCGATCGCTTCCTGTAGATCGCTATTGCCAGCAGAAGGTAGATTGCGAACAATTTCGCTCTGCGGAACATCCACCAGTTGATCTTTCTTGAGGTTAACAAGCTCGTAATAGTAAGCGTCTTTCTGAGATTTGGATCTGACACCCTCTTTCAGAACTGCGTCATATTGCTCGAAGTCCTTTTCATAGAATTGCTCTGTAGGCTCTTCACCGATGATGCGCCGCACTTTTGCCGGAGTGTAGTGATTCTGAATAGCCTTTAGACATAAGCCGCCAATGATTGCTTGGGTAACTTCGATGTTATCAAAGATCTTACGGTTGCTGCGTAGTCCCTGAGCGATCCTGACTTGAGCTAATCGCCCGGATACCTGTGTGTTGCCTTTCTCATCTACACCAAGCACCGACTCGTTTACGTTTGCCAACGTGAGTGTCAACTGATCTAAGATCGCCTGGTACTCGATAAGAGCAGGATTAGCACCTCCGCCCTGTAGCTGTTGCACTGAATCCATGCCCGCAGGTGCATTCTCTGGATCGATCCCGATGATCTTGTTTTGCCCGGCTTGCTGTAGATCTTCCACATCGGCCACTGCACCAATAAAATATTTGTACCCTGTCGCAATGTCGGAATCCATCATGTCGATGATCTTCATGTGCCTTTTGTTAAACTGCCGCTGAGCTGACCAAAGGGTAGATGCAATCCCTTGCACCCGCTGTGAGGGCATCCAGATCGACGGCTCCATATAACAAAGCACAGGTGCAAAAGGGTAAGTCTCAACTATCCCGGTCTTATCCTCTCCGCAGAAAACGCGCTGGCCGTTGAGCATGATGTTAAGTTCTACATACGGTCGCTCTACTTTTTGAATCCTTAGAATCGGTGGGAGGTCTTTAGGCTCGACACCCATTTCTTCTGCATCATCATGTAAAGTCTGGATCCGCTTGATACCTACTTTAAGATCATACTTTTCGTCTTTGGAGAGATCTGTGATGTCTCGGTAAAAGCCTGCGTTCTCGTCGACTAAGAATTCCCGCTCTCTTGATGTGCGCCTGTAATACTGATCATAGGCCATCAGGTTTCGGTTACGGCTTAGAGTAGTAAAGTTAGGATGGTAGCTTAAGAACTTATCGTCTCGAAAACTCATCTGCACATCGTCGATCACTTTAGGATCCACAAACGGCAAGAGCTGCTTTACCAGGGTGCGGTTAAGTAGATCTCTAGTAATGGCAAAACCACAATCCACCAGGTCAATGCGCTCGAAAGTTGGATCGAGATAAAAGCTGTTATAAGTACGCTTAAAGAAAGATATTTCCCCATTAACGAAGTCCCTGGAGTAATCCATCTGTATACCACAGAGCGATAAACCAGACTTCATCCCCTCGTCGCAAGCGTCTAGGAAAGTGTTATAGCCACCGCCTTTGTCCCACACATAATACATGAGCTTAGTAAACTGATCGGCCGTCTTCTGGTCGGAGCCTTCGACTGGTGCAACTACAACGCTGTTAAGATTGTCACGCAGGTAGCCGCTGAAGAACTGCAAGGGTCGTCGCATGATATTCAGCTCTAGCGGCTCTCTGCCCTGCTTAGATAGCTCTTTAAGTTCTGCATCGCTCCAAGTGTAACCCGAAGCTGCTAAAGTAAAGATTTGTGC